GCTTAAACAAGGCTTTGGGGACCTACCACAAGGTCAGAAACTTTTACAACAACATCGTTGCCCCCAATAGCCCAATGGGTGATGTGACGATGGACACACATGCCATAGCAGCAGCCCATCTCATGCCATACGGAGGCAAGGCCCTCCCTGTGAAGCAAAACTTTGGGGAGGCCATTGCAAATTCAAATGAAGGAGTAAATGGCACATACCATTTGTATGTTGACGCATACAGGGAAGCGGCTCGCAGAAGGGGCCTGATGCCCCGCCAGATGCAGTCGATTGTCTGGGAGGGCATCCGTGTGATTCACCCCACAACCGAGAAGACTGGGGAGCGCGGCAAAAAACGTCTAGCTCTTACCAAAAATTCGTGGAAGAATAACGGCAATGCCAGAGCAAGACAAATCATCATCAACAGATCCGGACCCCTCTATCCTGACTGGTTTACCGGAAGAAGAGATAGAGGCCCTAAAGGAGTATCAAAAGGACTGGGCAAGGATAGGAAGAAACCTGTCACTGGAGCAGGTCGCACTACTGGAACTGGGGTCACCTCAAGACGAGGACGAAAATCTAGCCCCACCTTCCAGCTCGCTCCCGGCCAGAAGAACGTCGGCACCCGAATCTTTGAGAAAGGCCCGTCGGAAGAGGCTAAAGGAGAAGGTATCAAAGGACTTGGCCTACAAGGCCAAGAGGCCTACGCTTTCCTCGAAAGCCTTTATAGAACAGATGAAGCGTTCAATGAGATCCTAAGCGCAGCCGCAAAAAGGGGTCTTACTAGCCTTAAAAGCAACGCTGGCGCTTATGGGGCCGAGCAGATCCTTGTTCGGGAGTGGGCGGAAGAAAACAATTTCATCAACGATAATGTGTCGTGGTGGCAGGCGCACAAGGAGTTTTACAAGAACGACCCCAAAGCCCCACAAGGAGGATACGAGCATAAGATTCTGTTAAGGGGAGGTTATGTAGAGAAAATCTACGCCCCAACAGTCCGAGAGGACTCCATACTGGAGTATCTAAACAGCCTCATATGGCATAACTACCTTTTCCCTGAGACCTCTTATGAGCTTCTTGGGTTTATGAACTTTGAGGACAGGATTGTCCCACACGTTCGTCAAAAACTAATAGTAGAAGATGAAAAGTGGGCGAAGGAGCATGATGAGCTGTCCAAAATAAACCCCGACTACAATCGGTTGCAAGACGACGATAGCGGGGATGTTAGGAGGCAGGGATTATTGGTAAATGAAATGATTGAAAGGGGCCTTATCCCAATTCAAGAATTTCTATTTTACGATCCAGCGGAGGACATCGTGGTTGGGGATCTCCACAAAAGAAACTTCTTTATTGAGAACGGGGAAGTAAAACCTGTTGACGCTATAATTGTTCACTATGACCGAAGCCCCATAAGCGAGAGGAACAGGGTTCGGGATGTGGACTTGCATGAGTTCCTTGAACGGCAAAACGCTCCGAGCGATGTGATTAACCACCCAATCGTCAAGTCTCGGGAAGAGCATCTTGCTGATCAGGAGGACCGCCGGAAAAGAGAGGATACGAGCGATATACATCGCTTCATGGCTGCCAATATGATCATTACGCCGGGCGGCCACATAGAGCTACCCGGTGATCTAATCAACACAGCAGACCTGAAAAAAGCAGGCATTGCTGGAAAGCGAAAAGCAGAGCCGCCCTTAATGCAAAAAGACCCCAGAAGGGTTGTAGACGACGAATGGCTAGGACTGGCCGAAGAGGCTGGATACCCGGAATACAAAGACGGGGAGCGCAAACCCACCACTACGGAAACATCACAGGCTAGACAAAAGCTATCATTGCTTACCAAGAAACTGGCCGACTTGTCTGGGCTTCACTTGTCTCCAATGTTCCATGGAACCAAAAAGAGGTTCACGGTTTTCAACATTAGCTCCGCTCCGATAGTGCTTCAAGATGCTGAAGGCTATACAGACGAGGCCACGCCCATAAGCGATTGGGGTAATGGGATATACACAACAAATACAAGGGACGATGCCACACTGAATTACGCCAAGAAGGGGGCGGATTGGGATATAAAAGTGCAAGACAGGGCCAAAGCTATCCTGAAAAACCCCACTAAGGAGCAACAGAAGGCCATAGAGGCGCAAAGTTCGTTGCCCAAGGAGCTTGTAGCTATGATGCTTGCGGACAAAGAGGCCTCAGAAAGCATCGAGGGCTCCTTTGTTAAGGACCTGTATGTCAAATTGGAAAACCCGGCAGAGTTTGGCCCAGACTCCATGGGGAATCATGTCCACTTTGAGGAGTGGAACGGAGAAAGAAGCCATCCTGTATTAGATGCTCTGGAGGTAATTAAAGAGAACATACAGGCAGAGGAAGGAGCCACCGTAGTTACAGACATGGAGAACATGCAAAATTTGCAAGAGCTTCTCCTTGACGGCCCAAGGTATGAGCAGGTCGAGAAAGCACTGAAGGTCCTTCCGCCACTTAAAGTGATGCGGGTTGACAGAATGGGTGGTTTTGAAAGCCTCGACAGCAACAGCCCTGAAATTGCAAGAAGGGTCTTTGAGGTCCTTGGCCATGACGGAATAATTGACCGGAACATTCTAAAGAAGTTCCCAATGAAGGGCGTGGATGAAAGCACCATACACGTTATCGCTTTCCGTCCTACGCAGGTAAAGTCGTCTGACACGGTTACTTATCACCCTGAGACAGGAAGAATAGTCCCGCCTTCTGAAAGGTTCGACATGCAACATCCGGACATCTTGCTACAACAAGACCCGGAGGTAATCCGGCTTGCAAAGCCCGATGCTTGGAAAAGGAACCGTGTCTCAGAGGCGATTCGGGAGATAGAGCAGGTCGAAGGGTGGGATAGAAACCCGCTTCACCCTGCACAGATTGTGACTGACACGGGTGTTTCAATTGAGGTGTTTATATCCCCGTCTGACAACCTGCATTGGGCAAGTTTGATCAGCTTTGGCCAGAGAAGAAAAGGCAACGCTACAGCAGTTATAGAGAAGCTAAAGGAGATAGCAGATAAGCATAATGTCCTTATTGAAGGTTTTGCAAAGCCCTTTGATGTTAGCAAAAATCGCACAGGAACTGGCACAGAGGAACAGCTCTCATTGCCACAACTGCTCAAGTTCTACGAGAGCAGAGGTTTCACGGTGCGGTCAAATGGAGATATTGTTTACCATAAGGACCCGGCAGTAGTAGCTAGTTTCACTGGCTGGGGCCGGAATGCGGACCCCCAGAATGCAGCCGAGGTCATTGTCGAGCTAAAGAACGCCAGCGAGGGGCTAGACCTAAGCTCGTTTGAGACGGGTCGCTTTGGAGAGTTTTTTGAAGAAGAGCATCCTGCCATGGATTGGCAAATCGCTATTCCGGAGGAGCTATTGGTAGAGGACTACAGTGTCCCTCATATATTGGCTTTGTCTGATTACTTCCAAGCATTGGAAGCAGCCTTTTATGAATACATTGAGGAGGACAGCGTTGACCCCAGTTTTGAGGACTATATCGAGGAAAGAATAGGACTCCTAAGGGACCTACTGGACTTCCTTGAGGCAACGCCTTCTATCCGGCCTCCAACTTTCCAGCTCGGCCCAGAAGCCACGCCGCGCGGGGCCAATGATGCTGACGCGGATAAGCCGTCAGACATGACACCCCTTGATCAGATCCCGATCCCGGGGATGGATAAAAGGAGGGGTCTCAGGCTGCAATCTTCCAACATGTATGGGAGGACAGCCCTTAAAACCTTGGCTAAGGAGCTTTTCCAGAATGGTTTGGACGCCGTTATGAAAAAGAAGGCCGCGATGGACGCTTCTTTGCCTCAGCGGTTTAAGGAGCAGGTTGTGCTGCCAGAGCTAAAAGAGGCCGGAATAGACCCAGAAGGAGAGCTTGGCAAAAAGACAATACAGTTTCACCTAGACAATATATCCACAAGGGCCCTAGCAGACCTTCCTAAGAACTTAGTATATCGGCCAAGCATCTATTTCAGGGGAGGGGGGGCCAGCCCCAACCCAGCCGTGCCCATGCGAAGAGAGGACGGAGAATACTATGAAGGCAAGGTTGCGTCTTTTGCCGACAATGGAATAGGCATGTCCCCGGAGCTGGTTCTCAACACCTTTCTTGTCCCCTATGTTTCAGGGAAGAAGGTCGGAGAAGGAGGGGGATTTGGAATTGCAAAACTGGTGTTCTTGATGGGTCCAAACAATGTCTGGATTACTACCGTCACAGAAAACGAAGAAGGCCAAAAGATAAGAACCCGAGTGGAAATTGGCCCCGGGGCATATGAAAGGTATGCGCTTCAAGATCCCGACGACAAGGGGGTAAAGAAATCTTTCTCGCAAAGCGACCTTGTTCCCGGCGGTCGAATAGAGCTTGTTTCGCCGGGGGAGAATGGGACCCCGGGCATGAAGGTGTCCGTGGATCTTGTCCCTGAAGACACAGAGACGGGGACGGCTTATGTAATAGGGCTTCTTGATCCTAGCCTGAAAGAGGGCAAGGAGTGGGACAATGCTGCTTTAGCAGATCAATTCTTAGAATTGGCCGCGCAGCATATGCCAGATGTAACTGTTAATACAGATAGTGGGCATGGGGTGTCTCAGGTCTTTGTTAGAAGCGGAACGCAATCAGTCAGGCCCTTAAACATTATCAATACCGAGGAAATCAAGGACTTCTTTAGCGATTTTGACCTTGAGGGATTTGATGTTTTGATTGAGGCGTATAACGAAGAGAGCGCCGCAGCAAACCAAGAACAGCAGACGGGCCTATCTGGTAATCCCCTTCCGGAAAAAAGACCCATAACCGATGCGGCTGGAATCGTTAGATACGATAATTATGGGTTCCCCCAAAGGGATGCGAGGGAGAATTTCAAAAAATCAAAAAGTTGGCGATTAGTCGAGGGAGGCGTCCTAGAGACCGCAGAGGCGCGAATAGAACTCCTAGCTTTAGAAGGCGATAAGCTATCGGAGAAAAGCGCAGTAACTGCCTATATTCTCAATAGGGGCATATTGCAATTTAAGGAAGTAATAGCCATACCCGCATGGGGCAGTAAGGCCATGTTGCCCGTTAGCGGCATTGCGGTGAACATCCAGTCCAAGGTCAAGGCGGGGGAGACTGGATACCCTTTCACCTTGGACAGGAACAACATGTCGGAAGGAGTGGAGGAAAGGATCGGTGAGTTCCTGAAAAACCTCGGGGAAGAGCATCACTCAAAAATGATTTCGACATGGAAGGCCAGAAGAGACGCTAGCGTTCCAATTAAGCGAGTTTTTGAAGACACGCCTGAAAGGAAAGCAGACGAATGGCACTTCGCTCAAGTTGCTGCTGACAAACCATACGAAGACAGGAAAGAGGGTGAGCGCAAAATTCCTGAGTCCTTTGCATTTTTAGACTTATCCGCCACCCAGCCAGAATCACTGGTTCAGGAGTTTGTCGAAGACCCTGTAATACAGGACCTCGCGGAGACATATTACCAGATACAAGGAAGGGTGCTGCACTACCTTAAAGAAAAACACAGCAGCAACGACGACTTTGGAAGAGCGGGATTTACAGGTTTTGCAATTGGGACAAATGCATACGGCCTACACCTCGAAACACGGATGTTGGTGCCAGAAGATCAAAGGGACCTTATTCAATTCAGCCCGTCAGCAATCTATCACGACCCCGTTGCAACATTCAACAAAGTGCTTGGAGACTTTTCTTACGATGACTTGCTGATGCTGGCCGGGGATAACCCCGCAGATGTCAATCTTGTGAGATTGCAAAGATTTTTTGACGAGGTGGCATCAATCGCTCTGCACGAAGGAATGCACCAAAATATTAAGTCAGAAGGAGAGGAGCTTGCAAGGGCTCTCACGTTTGACGCGGGAGGGCTCATCAGGGCTCTTGAAGGCTCTCTGGACATAAAAGTAATACTTGGCGAGCAAAATGAAGTCGCATTAAGGGAAAAAGCGGATAAGATATCAAAGCAACTAAAGCTATACCATGAAAGGTTTGGGGAAAATCTGGATGAAACAGAAGCGGAGGCATTCATTACTGGAGTCGGCTCTTCAGGCTACGGGATCAGAATTAAAAAACCGGAAGCAAATCGAAGCCGAGGTAATCGAGCTAGAAAGCCAGATGTCACGGCTGAAACAAAAGATGCTCTTTCTCAGGAGGAAAGAAGAAGAGGTTTAACTCCTCCCACAATGCAAAAGGCCCCCAAGGACGCTCAAGAGGGAGCGGAAAGGGCCAAAAGGAGGATGGACAAAAGGGGTAAAACCCTGCGGGAGAGGCTTTCGTTATTCAGAAAGAGAGACGCAAGAAATGCTGCTGGAGAAAAAGTGGTCAAAGGTGACCCCTCTAGAGCTAAAGTGGGAGACACCGCAGAGGTTAGGAACGCTTATGACGTTTCTCAGGAAATCTACGAAGAGACGTTTATCGCCCAAAACTTCCCGCAATGGAAGGTTGGGGCCTCCGCAGAAAGAAAGTCTCAGGGTGATGATGAAATTAGAAGAAAGGTTTTTGAGTCATCTGAGAAGCTGGGTCAGCCCGGGACCCCCGAGTTCCAGATAGCATCCATGCAAGTGCTGGCAGACGACTTCCAAAAAGCACTTACATCTGGAAATCAGGCGGAAATCGACAATGTGATGGCATTTGCTCACGCCTTGCAAGAGTTGCGAGGTGAAATTGCAAGAACGATGACCTCGATGAGGGACCCGTTCCAAACCCCGGCGCAAAGAGCTGCTTACGCCCTTGGCATGGCTATGAACACCGTGCCCCCGGGTCAGATGCAAGCTCTAAGAAAGAAGCACGGGGCTAAAAAGTCTGGAGACAGTATTCCTGCGGCCAATAAGCCAGCATTTGATGCGGACCTGAAAAAGTTGCAACGCAACAGGCTGGAGCAGTCTAAGCGGGTCCTTAAACGTGACGGCATGTCCGTAGAGGAAATATTTAACTCCTCCAATGACGGGGTTGCGATTGGGACCACCACCGATCAGGCCGCTCTTGGAGAGCTTACCCCCAAATTCCGCAAGGTCGTGCAAATGGCTAGAGAGGGCGCAGACACGGAGGCTATTGAGGCCGCTACTGGAGTTTCCAAGATAGGTCAAAGAAAGGCCATGGAGAAGTTCAGAACGGTTCTGGAGCCCAAAGTGCGGGAGCTGGTTAAGCGCGGATATAACGAGAACAACATGGGGTCTTTTGCAAGCGGCACCCCCTTGTCCGGAAAGGCGAAGCCCGGGACCGATCAGGATGTCAATAAGGTCCTAGACCGATCATTTAAGGCATCCGTAAAGGCTCTCAACCAAAAAGGATTTAATGTAAATAATCCAATACACGTTCAGGCCGCCTTCAGGGCCCTTGATAACATTGACATTGACTACGTTACGCGGACGTTCGGGTCTTGGTATGGGAACGTGTTCTCGGCAAAAACTGTTCTTGTGAACCTTATGTCTATCCCCTTCGCTGGATACAGGATGATTGGGGAGCAGGCGGCAGAGTCTCTTTTGAATAAGTTGGCAAAGCACCCGGAGGCGGCCAAGATGGGAGAGTTCAAGTATATCGCAAGGGGGATGAAAACCTATCTTGGCATGGCGATATACCAAGGGTTCCTAGCTTACGACACCGAGACAGCTTATTTCAATTCCTTCGTAAAAGGCGGCGTTGAGGGAGGGGATTATAGGGGGGAAACCCACGAAGAGGTGCGTGGCTACCAAATGGGCCACTTGCTCGACTATGTCGATCAGGCAATAGAAAAAATGTTTGGGAAACAGGGGGAAAGACCAGCCATGATCAGAAGAGCCTTGGGGGAAAAGGGCGCTAAAAGAAAGATCAGCTTAGGCGGTTTCGGAAGAAACATCCTTAGGTTCAACATGGGAGTGGACGAGTTTATGAGGTTCATTGTCGCAGGCTCCCATGTGGGTGGCATCGCCTATAGGGTGGGTACTGGAAAAGGCCTTGAGGGCGCTGAACTAGAGCGGTTCATCCACAGGGAGATGACCGTTCCGGGCTCATCCAGTTGGACGCTCGCGGCAGAAGAGGCCAATGTCTCTGTCTTCACCAAGGACCTCCCATCTGATCTTACAGGGGGACGGGCGTCTGTGGGAGATGCGGTTGCTTATGTAATTAACAAACTTGATCAGACAGTCAAAAACGCGGAGAAGAGCCTAAGGGCATCCAAGGAAGTCTCAAAGGTCACAGAATCCGGCCTAATAAGAATTAGCGAGGTTGCGTGGCTGGACTCCTTGCGGATCGCTCTCGGGATGACCCGCATTACAGTAATTCCATTTGCAAGGGTGTTGGCCAACCTTGTCCGAGAGGGGTATGCGAGAATACCCAACCCCCTCTCAGTAGGCTACCACTCATTTAAGCTCAGTCAGTATCTAGCCAAAAACCGAGGAAACCCAGACCCCAAGGCGGCAGAATCCATCAGAAAATTATCCCAGCAGCTTCTTTCGACCGTTTTGGCAGCAGCAATCTTGGCGATGTTTGAAGGGGATGAAGATGACGAGGAGAAGCCAATTCTGATTACTGGCTCCATGCCCAAGTTTGGAAAGGGCGCTGCGGCAGAGAGGGAGGCGGCCATCAGGGCCGGGATGGGTCCGTTCAAAATTCGGATAAAAAAAGATGCGACATTGCTGTTTGGCGCTATCCCGGTAGGGGAGATGCTTACTCCGGAGGGAGAGGCGGGAGTCACCTTCGACTATGGGCGAATTGATCCGTTGGCCATAACTCTAGGGACCACAATAGACTGGGTGAAGACATTTAAGAGGCTTGGCAGAAAAGAGCGCAACATAGCTGAAGCCGGATGGGAACTATTTACGGACACTCTTTTTGGCCAGCTAACAGACAAAACTTCGCTGAGAGGGATGAATGACGCCTTCGGCATAGCTAGTGGCAAAATCTCTCCGGAGAAATGGTCCGCGAGGCAGTTTGCGACATTCCTAGTCCCCAACGTGTTCAGGCAGCCTATTAGGGATGGGAACCTTACATACGATGCTAGGCTTTCTCTTGGAGATGCTAATCCTGTCTGGAAACTTCTTCTCTACGAGATGTATCCCAGCATGGACAGCAAGGTGCTTGGCATAGACCTGCCTAGAAACAAATTTGCCCCCGGATCGCAAAGGGACGCATATGGAGAACTCCTCAAGAGGCCCCGGGGGTTTGGTTCATGGATTGCAAGGCAGCAGCCCTACACTCCCAAGTTTTTCGACAAAATGATCCACAAGGGGAGGAAGTTGGAGCCCTATAGGGAGGACCTAACAATGCCTACCCGTGTCAGCAATTCATATGTCTACACTGACGAGGCAACAGGGCTAAAGCAAAAGCACAAGATGACCCCGTTGCAATATAAGATTTTGCAACAGAACTACCAAAGAGTCTGGCAGGAAGAAAGCCTATCTGTTAGAAATGCGGAAGACATCGCCCCCGCCCGGAGAAGGGCCAGCGACAAGGCGAGAGCCATGTCTTACGAGAACATCGAGTTTAAGCTAGAAGCACGAAGGACATTTAACAAGAAACTGAAGGACAAAAGATGAGTGAAGAAGGCCAGTCTGGCACAGTAAGCCAAGTGCAAGCGGTTGCCGAAAAGGTAATTACCGCCCCCAAGCCGCCTTTAGACGCGGGAGAAAAAGAGAAGCCTAAGGTCGTCTTTGACAGCCCGTTGCAGCTTACTGCAAGGCAAGAGGATCGGCTCATCACACATGCCCTTGCAAGGATCTCTACGCTGGAAAACGAGCTTGGACGGGGGTCAACCTCGCAGGCCAGTTGGTATGGACGAGGATATGACGACACGGTGAAACAGGCCGCTGGATCGTTTATGGGCAAGAGGCAGCTTTACGAAATGACCTTCCACAATCAAATTGACTGGAGGGCGTATCTTGTTGGGGGGATTTTTGCGGAATCAAATCTCACCGTCCCCCTATCCAGAAGGATTGCTCAGCAGCAAATATCACGGGCGATTAACTACTTTTTAGGGACCGAGCCATGGTTCGGGGCTTACCCGGTTAGCAAAAGTGACGACGAACCTGCTGACGTTACCGACAAGTATTGCAAGCATAAGGCCAAGCAAGCTGACCTCAAGGGGACAATTATGGCCGCTGTTGAGGGAGCTATCATCAGGGGTGAAACTGTTTCTAAGACAATTTACCGTCAAGAATGGACCCAGTTCAACAAGGAGGCGACAATTGCAGTGGATGCAGAAGGCGTTCCTTATGTGGCAGCAGACGCGGACTACATTTACCAAGATGACCAATGGGCGCAGGTGGCAACTCAGAACCCTGATTCCCCTGAGGAGTTGGGAGATCCGGTATGGATTTTGGCTAGAGATGGCCAAACGCAACTTCCTGAAGGGATGGCAAGCCCGGAGATGCTTAACTTTGAAGCGCAAATCGTTCCAAGGCAAAAAGTGCAATACAATGGAGCGGAGTCCAAGCCAATCTACTACAAAGACTTTTTAGCCCCTCTTGATGCCCCCACTTTGGATGAAGCGGACATTTGTGTTCATTTGTATGACAAGCCAGCGATTGAAATCGCTTCCCTGTATGTTTCAGCTTTAGACACAGGAGAGGAAACGACAAGGGAGACAGCCAATAAGATATTTGAGTCCTTGCAAGAGCTGACCCGCGTGGACGACCACAGAAAGGCTTACGGGAAGAAAGAAAGGCCAGAGCTTGGCGAAAGCCCCGGGACAGAAAAGGTTAATTCTAGTGACGACCCTGCCAGAGCAGAAAGCGGACTAGAGGGCGAGCCCGTTGTCGAAATCGCGGAGGTTTATATTCATTTTGATGCGGACGAAGACGGAGTTCAGGAAGACATCGTCATCATGTTGGACAAGAAGAACAAAAGGCCCTTGTTCTATGACTATGTTGCAAACAGGACTCCGAACGGTAAGCGACCGTTTAATGTAACAAGGGTCAACAGGGTTGAGGGCAGGTGGCACGGAATCGGCACCATGGAGGTGTTCCAACCCTTGCAAGAAGTTGTGGATCTACTGGTCAACAGATGGAACCACTCCCAGTCCCGCTCCGGTAATGTTATCTTCTGGAACCCTGAGCTTACCTTAGAGGGGGAAGAAAACCCCCACTTGGAGCTTAACGGGGGGAGGACATACACCCCTAAGGGGAACATCGACCCGGAAAACATTCTCAAGGTTATTCCTCTGTATGACGTAAAAGGCCGGGAAATCTACAAGGAGATTGAGTTCTTCATGCAGGTTGCAATTAACATGAGCGGAGTTTCCCATGTAAACGATGCCGCCATGCTCGGGATGGACACAGCCAAGTTGGCCACCGGGGTTAAGAACATCGAAAGATCCGGTCAGGAAATGTTCTCCATATACCTCAGTCAGTTGCAAGACGGCCTAGAGGACCTACTCAAGCAGTTTTGCGTATACACTTTGGCCTATTTGGATATCCGCGAGGTATTTATGTATACCGAAGACGAGTCTGCCCAAATGTTGCAATTTGGCCCCGAGAACGTCGAGCAACAGGTGGACATGGATGTTCGCTTGGAAATGACTAGATACAAAAATGAGCAAGAGCTTGTTCAGGCGCAACAGGCCAGCGCCAAGGTCATTGAGTTTTATTCCCTCCCTCCAGAATTACAGGTTCGCACTTCCCAGCTTTACAGGCAGATGCTAAAGGCAATGCAGGTTGCCCATGTGGACGAGATTATCCAGCCCGGCTTTCAGATTCCCCCACAAGGCACTCCCTCCGGGGGGAGCGGGAATCCTCAGGCCATAAACACGCAGGATAACATGCCCGGACAGCAGCCGCCTGTAGTATGAGCATTGACAAGGAAAAGCAAGAGTATGACCGGGCCCAGAAGGTGGGCGAAAGAGTCGAGAGAATGTGCAGGGAAGAGGGGTGGAGTGACCACTTTATCCCTATGATCCAGAAAAGGAGGGATGAGGCGCAGTCTATCGTAAACGACCCGGATAGTGATCAGCTAACCACCCAGCTAAACAGAGGGGTCATAAAGGTCTGCGACGAGGTCTTGGGATATAGGGAATACAGCGAGGCCCGAGCCGGGAAGATTATGAGGTCCGCTGTTGCCGCCAAGATGCGCTAGTCAAAAGCGGTTTCAGTGGACAGGGCAACGGCCCCAATTCCTGACTCTACCGCGTAGTCCCTGAACCTTTGTCTGGGGGAACACCGGAAACGCACATTGGTGATCCGGAAATCTCCGAGAGATGGATACTCCCACAAAAAGGCTTGGCCAAGACTCAAGGCGTCAGACCCGGTGGCCTCCCAGCTCCCGCTGCCCATCTTGGTGTATTCATCTGCGCCCTCCACTCTAAACTCCACATCCCAATGGACCTCCATCATTGGGCTAAACACGCTAGGCCATGGAAGATTTACCCTGTAAACAAATGGCAATGGGTCCCTGTAGCCCTTTTGAATAGTGTAATCCCCTACATATGTGGTCCCACCATGGGAGCCGTTTACGTTGACGTTTGCAATTTGCAAAAACTGGGTGTCGGATACAGCCGCAACATATGTTGTGGTGCTGCCGATTGAGTCAAAGGTGGTTCCCGCATGGGTGTCCGTGGTTCCGTCTGTGTAAAGCAATTGGGGGCTTCCGCCAGTGAAGTAGCCTTCCTCCATTGGGACGGTCGCCCCATTGACCCCCCAAGTCCCAGAAAGGCTGCTGTAATTTGTCTCTGATCCAGAGCTGACAGTAATGGTCTCAGGGTAGGTTGGGTTGTCCAACGTGCCTAAGGTCCTCATCGCATCCGTGCTAAAGACGTATTGATCATAATGGATCACATCTGTCTTTGTGTGTTGAACAGCAGACCCTCCGGAGGGAGTCTTTGTAACGGTCCCATTATGATGGACTGGGTTTACATAAGTCAGCCAAAGCATACGAAACCCGCTCGGGGGCATGGCGTTGACTATCGAGGGGTCAAACCCCGCCGGGCTGGCCAGAAAGCCAAGATACAGGCCATTGGTCTGCTCTATGAAAAATTCCGGAGCAGGGCACTCTAACTCCGCACAGCACACGCATTGCTGGTCTGGGAACTTCTCAGTGCTTGCTCTCCCGTATACTTCGTAAGACATCAGGACCTAAAGTAATGCGCCGTGGCTCTATATGCGTCCAGAAGGCATATCTGGAAGGTGACCGCCCCACACCCCTCGGAGTTCCAAACCAAATCCCCGTTGAGGTTCTCAGACCAGCTACCCAAGGGGGCGTATATGAATCCTGTAGGCTGAAAGGCGGATAACTCGCTATCTACAGGAGTTGATGGCCCGTTTTCCAGAATTGGCGGCCCTGTGGCGCTCCATCTTCCAGTGAGATATGTCGTATCTCCAGAGGAATCGGTCTCCATGGTTATTTCTAGCTTCACATAAATGCTGCTGGTGTGAGGATCAAAGGTGGTTCCTTCTCCCCCTATTGTTGTGTGAGCGGTAACAAAATCGCTATTTACATAGTTTACCGTTCCCTGTTGCAAATATCTCTTATCGGAATCTGACGGGTCGGTAAGCAATGTCCCCAAGGAGCATGTCGTTGAAGCTTCCTCTTTCCCCGTTCTCCTGACCAAGCAAACCCTCTTAAACCCATTAGCATCAACGAGTTCCACCTCCTCAAACATCGACAGATACATCAAAAGAGACCTCAACTTATCTATTCCCTCATTGGTGGTGTTGGCGTTTTGGGCAAATCGCTCTCCAATATCCAGCTCGTCAGCCTCCATTCCCGGGGGTGGAGGGAACAGCTTGGGGAAGGTAAAATCAGATGACGGGATTACTGGTGTAGACACGATTGCAACTTTAATGTTGCAAAAGATCAAATAAAGCTCAAAATCCTTAACCAATGAGTGAGGCAGAGGCCCATTCGGGACAAAATACAGAAGTTGAAGAGGCAGAAGCCCTTCAAAACACTGAAAGCATCCAAGACGCACCCGAGGTCGGAAATGACGATCTGGGGGGTTCGGGCGAGGTGGATGGACAGCAGGAAGCTGCTGAACAAGCCACGCCGTCTATGGCAGACAGGATATCTGAAGCTGGGGACATAGCTGAATACGAGGCTTTAATGTCTGAGATTGAGCAGAACCCCAACCTCTTGCAAGAACTTGACCCAAATGAACAGAGTTCTGAAGAAACGGCTACGAATGAGGAGGAGGCGCAGGCCCCTCCGGAGGGAGAGCCAGAGCAACGAGACGAGCAACCCGTTGAGCAAGAGCAAGTTGAAGAGCAAAGTCAGCCAGACGAAGCCGAAGACGTAGTAGGTGAGGAGGATAAAATCCCCCAATTCCGATTGCGTCCGACAGAGCAAGTGGATGCTGAGGCATTGCGAATAATGAAGGCCGCAGATGCCGCTGACGCACCTATCAATCTTTCACAAGCACTTGATATTGCAAGACAGCGGTTGGGCGTAGATGAGAGACCGAAAGCTCAGATTGAGCCAGTTGCAGAAGACAACGAGGCTTATGAAGAGGAGTCTTCAGAAGAAGACCCACTATCTCAGGTAACCCTAGATGAGGCCAAACAGGAACTAAAGGACCTTCGCAAAAAGCATAGCCAAGCACTCCGTGAGGGCGACCTAGATGAGGCCGCAGATGTCATGGATCAACTTGGTGAAACTGAAGAACTCATCGAGGTGCTTGCCGTTCGTGAAGAACATGAAGCAACGGCAGCAGTTGATGAACACGATCAGGCTTTTGATACCTCAGTTGCAAAAGCAAACGAGCTTTACCCAGAGTTTGGGAATGAAGGCTCAGACTTTTACGCTAGAGCAACAGAGATCGACGCGGCCCTGCGGGATACTGAAGACAATCGCTACTACGATGCTAATAAGCCACTTCTGATTGCCCAAATGGTAGCGAAGGAGCTTAATATAGCGCCAAACACGGGAGGGCCAGCCAAGAATCCCCCCGTGCAGAAGCAAGAAGCTGCGCCTCAGCAACAGTCACCCTCTTCGCCCCAGCCCCCAAGGACCGAAAAGCCCGGCCAACTACCCGCAGCCAGTGGAGCTTCACGCACTGCTGGCGTCCAAACCGGACAAGCGGCTACACTTGCTGATCAAGTGGCGAATATATCCAACCCTGATGACTTTGACGAATTAGCCGAACAAGTCTTCCGGTCTGGAATTGCTGATTGATTGGTTGTGTTTGTCGCGGGTCCGAAAACCGCAATTCAATTAACCACCAAGAATCATGGCATTCCATACTTCCAATGTTACTGGTCAGGGAATCGGCAACGCCCTTTCCGCTGACCCCGCAAACGCATTTGGTAACGCTGGGGCAGTCCGCGAACTTTGGCGCAAAGGAGTTGAGGTCTATGAACAGACCGCAGACTTCTTTGCTCCTTTCGAGGGCGGCAACGACAGCATTATCCAAACCGTTACCGACACGACCAAAGGTCGCGGTCAGAAAATTACGTTCACCACCATGGCTGGTCTCTACAATGAGCCCAAGCACGGGGATGAGCTTTTTGATGACGGTGATGCTTTCGAGTCGATCAAGATCAATTCCGCAACCCTGTCCGTGGACTTCATGCGCCACGGCGTTCGTTACACCGAGCGAGCTGAAGAGTTCATGGGAATGCGCGGCGAAATCGCCGTAGGCATCCCCCGCGAGCTTGGCAAGTGGATGGGCCGCAACAAGAGTGAGAAGCTGTTTATGAGCTTCTTGCACCACGGCGCAGGCGCAAACCAAATTATTGCAAACAGCAAGGCCAACGCGGACGCTCTGTTTACTGCTGACACCCTTGATTGGGACGGCATCGTCTCCGCTCAGACGCAGCTCTCCCGCCTTGGCGGAAGCCCTGCTAAATTGGGCCGGGATCAGAACGGTAACGCCATTCATCGCTACTGCTCCGTTGCAACCACTGACGCTCTGTTCTCTCTTGAGCAGGACGCTGACTACAAGGATGCACACGAAGAGGGTGGGCCAAACGCCTACTCCAACCAGTTGTTTACGGGTGGCTACTCCGATGTCCGGGGTAATATCATCAAGAAATACAATCCCATCGACCATGACGGATACGGTGCGATTGCTTCTCCGCTGAACCCCAAGGCAGAGCTTGGATGCTCGACCACCAACGGGTTTACCACCAACAGCACCACTGGTGTTGCAAACCTCAGAATCGCTGGCGGTGGATCTGCAACTGCTGGGGCTCTTACGGCTCCCGCTTACTTCAAATACTTCCCGCTCTTCGCGTTCAAGTTCCTTGCAACGGACACCCTGTCTCTTGCGGCCAGCTTGTATGGAAGTGGGGCGTTCTTTGTAGCGGTTGTAAACCACCCCAATGCGGCCACAGACCCGAACAAGATTGGCTTCTACTCATGTAACGCCAATGACGGGAACCTGTTGACCGTGAACGACAAGCACCAGTCGGGAGACGCCAATAACCACCTTGGCTCCCTTCCTGCCTTTGATGCGGCGGTTCACACCAACACCCACGATGCTGGAACAGCCAGCGTCTACCTTGTGAACCAGCACGGTGTGCCTTACGGCCACACTCTGTTCATGGGTAAGCAGGCTGCTCGTCGCGCATACGGCAAGTATCGCAACCAGCGTTCCGAAGACTCCCATGAGGGCGGCTTCGTGAAGGACATCTTCGTGACCTCTGTCTTCGGACAGGAGCCAGTGCAGGATGCTGCTGGGCGCAGGCCGGGATACCTTATCCTGACACACGCACTGCAATACGCTGGAGTTCCGTTCCCGACAGTCACCACTGCTTAATTCCTGAGAAATCAGGGATTTGGGATCAAGAACCCAATTATGGGGGCCCTGAGTTGCAATTCTTGCAACCGGGGCCCCTTTTGCTATACTTTGAGTATGCCTATTTTAGCAGTGTTGCAGTATCCTGATCGCGGAACGTATGCCCCAGCAAAATACGGAACTCGGCATGGGAACTTTTTGAGGTCCAAGGTGCCGGGAATGGAGGAGGAAATCTGGGTCTTTGGTGGGCGCACATATGACCTTTCCAAAGCTAAAGACAGGGAAGATTTCAATGCAGACTGCGCCACTCTTATCCCCTTTTGCCACGGAAGAAAAATGAGAGTGGTTCCGGTTATTTTGAATCCTGTGGCTGCTAAAAAGACAGCCAAGAAAAAGGCGGCTAAAGAGCTGCCAGAAAAACTTTTGCCACCCTCCGGAGGGTAGTAAGCCATGACTCTTAAAGAGCTTAGAGACAACGTGTTGCGGGTCCTCTGGATGGAGGGAGCAGGGACGATTCCTGACTATATTTACGAGGATGCCACCACGGCCATCAATTCTGCGTTGCAACTCATGCACCAGAGCCCTCTGGACTATTTCCGCAAAGAGGAGGGGCAGCTATCCTATTCTGCGGGAACATCATCGGCAAACCTCAACACCCTGTATGGAGCAAACGAGCTTATTGGGCCCGTTTGGATCGAGGCAGAGAACAACAGGGAGCTTCATAGGATCACCGACGAGTCTGAGTTTAACCAATTCTTCCCAAGGTTTTATGGGAAAACTGAAGCTCAGGCCGTAGCTGACGGGGTTCCCGCTCCAAGTTACTACTTCGTTAAAACTCGCAGAGAAGCAGCCGAAGACTCTGGAAGGGACTCGTCTGGCGCGTATATCGAGATCAAGCCGACCCCAACGGCAACCGTAATTATCAATCTAATTTACGCCAGAAAGGCTGCCGTTTTTGAAACAAGCTACATCAAGGCCCTGTCAGGATCAGAGGTAACTCCCGTCCCGGCAGACGCGGTAGAGACAATCCTCCTGCCGCTTGCTAGAATGTATGCAATGAGGTCTCACTTTTTCTTTGAGAAAGACAAGATCCCCATGTTTGAGCAGGACTCAGCCAGAGCGATGCAATCGTTGCAAGTCTCTGACCCCGAAATGGGGACAAAGAGCCACATGGCTGAGCAGCTTAGAAAACAATTCGCGTCTGAAGAATAATGACTGTTCAAGAATTAGCTCAAAGGCTTGCAAGATGGACAGCCAGTAAGACGCTCTCGCAAATGAGCGTTGAGGATCGTTTGATCCTACTGGATTGTATTAACTCCGCTGTTTTTAACTGGTTTAGCACGGCCCCGGAAAACCTGAGGATGACCACGGTCTCGCACCTAATAAGGGCGAAGGAGACCATCAGCTTTACCGCCACCAACGGAGGAAACGACATGACTGGCGCTTCGTTGCAAGACTATCATCTGGGAGCGGCTTTGGAGATTGCAGGGGAGAAAAACATGAATGAAATCGTTTCGGTTTCTGGGACCCCTAAAATGCTTAACCAGTTTCGCGGATCAACTGGCTCCGTGTCCGCAAGTGTCCACTTTGACACCATTATGCTTACGGACCACAGCGTCAACAGACTGGTAAGTCACCCTAGAGTGCTTGATACAGGCGTAACCCTTTACAGAGATGATGACGCTTTAAGGTTTGTGGGCCCGGAAAGACGGATTAGAGCTTTTTCTGGAGTCGTGGGAACATCAGTGACCTCCGGGTCTGTGCAAAAATTTGGGGACCCGACAAGGTATGTTCTAGAGAACACCGGGGTGTCCCAAAAGGACGAAGCGAGGTTTATGATTCGCTTGGACCCGATTCCAGACAAGGAGATGACCATAATCTTTGATGCGGTATTAGATCCACCGTCCCATGACTTAACAGACGTAGACGGGAGCGTGGCAGTTGCTGTCCCAGATCAATATGTTCTGCCTCATGTTCTGCCGTTGGCGCTTAGCGACTTGGTTATGACCCCGATCTGGGGAGGGACAAAAGAGGAGAGAGACGCTTCGTTGCAAAGAGGGATCTCAGCATTAGCTGCAATTAACAGAACCATGCAGAACAACAGGGGAGCCCCGGTAAATTATGTGAGAACCAGACCCGGATATTAAAATGATTGCAGACGCCACAAAGCTAAAGGCCGCAGTTAAACAGGCCCTACAGGAGATCAATGACGCATGTTACGAAATGCGCCAAGAGGGAGTCATCGTTCTTATGCCGGAAGCTGTTGAATTTGAGGTGAACATGGTCATAGGGACAGACATCAATGTTGTCACAAGGACCAATAACGAGAGCGAGAGTGACGGAACAACCACTACAACTCGCGCCTCTGGGGCTGCTGACCTTACCGCAGGCCCTCACGAACAGGAGGTATCCACCAAGACGAAAGACAACAAAGAGACAGAAAGGACATATACCAATCTCAATGAAACAACCACAATCAACCATCCCACAGTTACGACCACTGGAAGCGGAGCAGATACTGGAGAGGAAACAGTGGAATACACCTACGGAGACGGGGACGCATAAGCCATGGCTAGTTCAGACAATATAATTAAAAGAGTAACCGATACCGAGGCCAATAAAGGCCAAATATCGGCGCAGTCATATGACAGCGAAACAAAAAGGACCGTAACCTCTCCAACCCTTACAAAGGAGACTACGACCCAGCTTGATGACACTGCCACTACAAGCGAAAGAAAGGTTGGCAATGTAACAGAAACGCGAACCTCGTCAGGGGTGGGGACTGTTACCACTACAAACGAGGACAAGGGCGTGGTCCTGAGGTTTACCATCCCTATCCAGCAGAGAAATCCAATTGTTAGATCGGAGTAATTGCAATACTATTAACCAACTTACCAAGTTATGCTTACAAGGTCAGGAAGAGAACTTTTAGCCTCTGGAAAGGGGGCCTCAGGAACAGAAGCTGCATGGACGCTTTCTGGTGACGGTTATGCTGCTGACGACCTTCATCCATGCGCTCCATTTAACGGACTCTTAGGAGTCTCTACGGCGTGGAGAGAAGACGACTCCACTGGGGACCTCTCCCCTCTTGCCGCCCCCGCAAGCGACTCTCATTTTACAGTTTCGGGATCAGACCTAGTCACTAACGCAACATAGAAATGGCCACTCCAAACATAATCCCCAACGCCAACAACGAAGGCAAATTAGGAAAATCTGGGACCCAGTGGTCCGAGGTTAGGGGGCAGACAATTTACCAAAACGGGAGCCAAGTTGCAAATTTGGCGTCTCCCACATTTACCGGAGCCCCTAAGGCTCCCACGCCGGGAAGCTCTGACAACTCGATAAACATTGCAACTACGGCATGGGTGACGACTTTTCTTACCGGGATTTACACAAAAATCCACGGCTCCCCTACTGCCGGGAACCTGTTTAAGTCTAAAGCTGGGGGGCTTATTGAGGATAGTGGTCACTCTGCCACAACCCTGCTCGCTAGAGCTAACCACACAGGCGCTCAGGCCCAAAGCACTGTCACAGACCTTGTGAGTGATCTTGCAACGATAACCAGTAATGTTGCAACAAACACCTCTGCCATCTCAGGCAAGGCGGCCACTTCCCACACCCACACAAGTGCTGACATTACTGACGCAACAGATGCGGCTACAGTTAGCAAGGTTGTAAAACGAAGCGCAACAGGGGCCGCGTCATTCGCGTCTACCGGGACAAACAAAGCTGTTAGCGCGTCATCAACTGGAACCAATGGATACGGGGTATATGGGGCCTCCACAGGGAACACCAGCTATTCCGTTTTTGGATTTAACACAGGGACAGGAGGAACTGCTGGCCACTTCTCCAATGGTGCTGCCAGCGGAAAAGGGCTTATTGCCGATAACAACCAGACCTCAGCTATCATCCTTGAGGCAAGGCACTCAACCAACCCAATGTTTACCGTTCTCACCGGATCAAAGGTGAGACTGTATAACACTGCTTCATCATATTATTCTGAGATCAACCACGGCACCTTAACAGCCAATAGAACGATAACGTGGCCGGATGCTACCGGGACAGTTACTCTTGGAGACGGAGGGGGAATCACTGACGCAGGGGCGTTCAGAACGGCTCTGGGGGTTGGCACAGGTGACTCTCCCTCGTTCACTAAGACCTCCGTAACCTCCTCCACTTCTGAAGGATACAACTTTAGCTCTGGAGCTAAAATTGCCCTAGAAAACGCCGCCAATACCAGCAAGTTTCAACTCCCTCACGGGGGAGGAAGCACAGAAAAGCTGGTGGATGGGGACGGCAGAGGCATTACTGATGCTGCGGCATTCAGGACCGCAATTGGGTGTTCCAACATCGCCGGGGACACGTTTACAGGGACTGTCGTAATCGACCCCGCGAGTGGCTCCAACATGATTAGGATGGACGGGCCTTCTGGTGGATACGCCCTGCTTACCTTTGACTCATCGTCCACTAGGACCCTTGCGGTCCCAGATGCCACCGGAAATCTAGCTGTATGCGCTAGCGGGGCAGGGGCAATTGTTGCATCAGATGTAACCGATTCCACCGCCACGGGAAGATCGCTGATGACCGCAGCAAATGCGGCAGCAGGAAGGGCGGCTCTGAGCGCGTCAACCCAATCAGCAACCCTTGGATTTGGTGTAATCGCCGGAACAAGGAATAACACCAATGCGACCACTGTATCTACAGGGTCTTTTGCAATAATTCACCCGGGAACCTTTGCCGTGGTTAATGGGGCCAACTTCAGTGTCCCAACCGCCTCGCAGGCCAAGGTTACTTATGGCGGCTCTGTGACATCAAACTTTTTGGTCACAGCCGTTATGACCGTCAAGAGCGGGGCCTCTGGGACTGTGACTGTTTCTGCTCGGCTGGGCCTGAACGGAGCCACCATCTCCACTTCAGAGGTAAGCCAGACGTTTTTGAATAATAGCCACGAAGACTCGATGACCGTGCAAAACGTGATGAGTCTCGCTAACACGAATACTGTGGAGGTCTGGATTGCTAACGAAACTGGCTCAGACAACCCCACTGTTACCGATATTTCGCTAACCCTGATCCCCATGGATTGATCTCCCCCCCGGAGGGAGGCTATGAGAACCCCCAAAACAAACAGGTCCTGCGTGGCGCTTGCAATTATTGCAAGCTGCTTTGCGTTTGTGTCGTGTTCTCCCCCGGTCACACAGGCACCGCCAGCCATAGCGGTTCCCAAATTATCTCCAAAGCCCAATATAGCCAATACGGAAGCGCAGGTCCGAAAGGTAGAGGCTAAAGTTGGAGAGGTGGAAGACGCGGTAAGGGATGTTGGGCACAAGCTCGACGCCGCCAAAGTGACCACAGAAGCCATAGAAAAGGCCGTTGAAGAGGCTTACGCAAACGGGCTAGAGGCGGGATCTGCTGCCGCTGACGAGCTTCGGGGCTTTGTGGTAGACCTTAGGGCAGAGTTAGACTCGTCTATTGTCGCTAGGGAGTCTGCCGTTGCAGCACTAAACGAGACCAAAGCGGCTCTAACCAAGGCAGAGCAAGCAAACCTCCAGTTGCGATCTGAGATAGAGGCTATGGCCGTCCAGAACAAAGGCTTACTGGAAAGGCTAGAGGAGGCAAACTCCCGCATCGAAATAGGGATCAAAATTGCTGCTGAAAGAGACGCGGCTCGGGAAAAGGTAGTAAAAGTGGAGTCCCAAAGGGATGAAGCCCTTAAATATAAAAGGTTTGTGTGGATTGCGGTAGCCGTGGCGATGCTATATCTTGTCCTGAAAGTTGTTGTTGCAACTGGAACTTGGACACCGCAAGGACGAATTGCTAAAATACTTTTTTAACCAACCAACTGAATCCAATGGAACATACCCAAAGTGCAAACGTAAAGGCCAAGTTCAAGGATAGCGGCATTGATGCCCTGCCCGTGGACATAAGCTCAACCGATCAGCCTCTGGCGCAGGTCGCTAGAGCTTTGGTCATCGGGACTGCCGGGAACCTTAAAGTGACCACGTTGCAAGGCAACACTGTGACGCTTGTAGGTGTCCCCGCTGGGGTCTTGCCTCTCTGTGTCACGAAAGTGTTCAGAACAGGAACGACCGCAGTCAACATTAGTGCAATTTTTTAGACCCAATAGGAAATGAGAGTTTCACCGGGACTTGGTATACCTGTGGCCAGAACGCCACAGGCCCTTGAGACGCCTATGCTCTTGGATAGAGATGGGATGCCGACAGCTACTCTTGCATACAGCCTAAGAAAACTGCGGGAAGACTACACGGGCAAGGCGGTCAGGGTCCGAAGGGCTTCCGATAGTGTCGAGGTAGATGTCGATTTTGACGACGAAAACAAGGTCAGCGGGTCTTCTGTTATAACGGTTACTTCTGGCTCTTACAGCGGCACAATGACTTTGGCCGCGTTTTCTTCAGGGACAACAATCCATGTAACTACATGGTGGGACCAAGTTGGGACGGCACAAAGCGCCTTCCAAACAACTGCGGGGTCTCAGCCTGTTCTGGCGTCAGACTATAGCACGTTAGAGTTCTCTGCCTCCTACAATAACTACCTGCAAACAACCCATGTCCCAGCCGAGGGAGGAGACGGAACAGATGTCGGAGACTCAAACACATGGATGACCGTGTCTAAGTATATTGACACTGATAACGACAGGCATGAGCTAGTTTCCGCTTTATATTATTACCCTGCTTATGGCCGCTCTTTGTATGTCGAAGGAGACACATATCGTTTTGATGTGGGCGGCGGCGGCGGCAATACCGATATTGACACCTTGGATAGCACTGTTACTGCCAGCACATCCAACATTGAAGTAGTCATCGCCTCTTACATGCCTGCGGAGTCAGGCAATGAAATGAAGATGAAGGTGAATGGGACCGATAGGTCGCCAGCAAGCTCTTCGCACAACGTAAACTCGTTTAATTACGGCCATTTTCATATTGGATATTGCAACTACCCTTACTTCACAACCGACAAGTGGGATGGGAAAATTTATGAGGTAGTTGCTTGGGAGAACACCGCAGCATTTGCCGCATCAAGCGCAACTGCCGGGACTGTTTGGGAAGACGCTGAAGACTACTACGACCTATAATGGCTAAATACTTAAAGTTCAAAACGAAGAAGGGAGCCGAAAAGCGAAGCAAGGCGCTTTGGGGCGGGGACAAAGACGCTGTTACCCAGCATCTCTACAATTTCGTAGAAAGCAGAAAGACAACAGGGGGTAGTTTTCTGATCGTCCCAGATGACGGAGGAGAGCTGACCGCTGAAGAAAAGAACAAATTGCAAGGGCTCTCAGAGTTCAAAGAGTGGATGGAGAAATACCTAGCTCCCTCCTAAGGGGTCTTACCTGAATCATGGACAAAAAAGACAACAGCATAAAGCGGGACATTGTTTTCGCTGTTATTGGAATAGCCATTTTCTACGCCGTTCTGGGCGTTGCAAACTGGCTTGATGGGGCCTTTGGCCTTATCGAAGCGTTCACGTTCGTGGACATCGCGTCAACGGTAACGAAAACCCTCGTTGCCAGCGCATTAGCGTTTGCCCTGCTCAAGATTGGGTTTAGGCATACGCTTGGAAGAGACATAGGCAAAACCTTTGATGAGGGCTGGGATGAAACTCCGTCCCCAAATAAGGCAAGGCTTATTATTATCGCGGTGCTGGTGTTCTTCGCCAGCATTATGCTTTCCGGAGCCAGCGCCTCTCTTAGAGACCTCTCCGTAGAAAGAAGCGGTGTAATCCCCGGCCTCTCGCTGCCAGTCAGCGACGAGGCCCGGGACCTCATCGTTGGATACGAGGTGGGAGGGAAAATCTATTACCAGAAGTATCTCTCGGGGCCCACATGGCCCGGGGGCGCAAGCGGAGTGACCATAGGGTTTGGCTACGATCTAGGGTATAACAACGCAACCCAGATTCGCAAAGATTGGGGAGGTCTTCTTTCTTCGTCTGAGGTGAACGCGCTCATTAGCGTATCAGGAAGAAAGGGGGGTGCCGGGAAATACGCCCTAGCTTCAGTAAAGAACAGGGTGAGGGTTTCATGGGACGAGGCCCAAGAGGTGTTTGATGGCTCCACTTTGCCAAGGTTTGCAAAAACAACCCAAACGGCATTTAGGCTGTCTGAAGACAGGCTTCACCCGCACAGCAACGGAGCCCTTGTGTCGATTGTGTTCAACAGGGGCGCAAGCATGAAGGGCAGCAGAAGAAGGGAGATGGCAAACATCAGGGATCACATAGCGGCAGGTTACGCCGGAAGGGTCCCCCGGGAAATCAGGTCTATGAAGAGGCTGTGGCAGGGACGAGGGCTGGATGGTCTTATTAAGAGAAGGGATGCAGAGGCTGGTCTTTTTGAAAGAGGTCTTAAAATGAGAAACTAAACCAAACCCCACAAACTCAAAGCAATGGACAGCGATCTGAGAAAAAGAATAGAAAAAGCGGCATACAAGCACCCGACACTCACTAATGGCAAAATAGCCCACAATTGCAATTGCAAGGTAGCCGATGTCGAGGAAGTAAGAACCGACCTTGGTCTTGAGCTGGTTCATGCTGGCCCAAGAGGAAAAAGGAAACCAGCCTCAAGGGGGAAGGGTCTTGATCAGTTTCGTGCCAAGCACGATGTGGATCTTATCATCAGGACCAAGGTGATTGAGTATCTATCTGAAGACCATGAGGAGTATTTTGATGACCATGACTTCCGAGAGATATGCGAGGTTCCTGTTACAGGCTGGAGAAGGCACTCCGACTCGCCAGACTTTGATGAATACAGGTTGAGGAAGGGAAGCCTTAATGTGTGGGGGCCTAAGCACATAATCCTGCAAATGAAAAAGATCCTCGGGATCATGTGAAGATGCCTAGAAAAAAAGGAAAATCTATTGACGAGTTTGCCAAGGGTCACGCCAGCAAGATCCTGTCTCTTCGGGATCAGTTGGAGACGCTTGCAAATGAACGGGCCCTGCAAAGGATCTCCCTTCCCAAAAAGGCCCCCGCGTTTAAGTTCGGGGTTTTGAGCTGCACCCACTTTGGGTCAATCTACGAGGAAGTTGCAATGACTCGGGCCATTTACGAGTGGTTTGAGCAGGAGGGTATTAAAACCGTCTACCATTGCGGGGACATGACCGAGGGCGTCCAGATGAGGAAAGGGCATGAGCATGAAGTCCATAAGCACGGGGCTGACGCCCAGATAGATTGGACGGTTGAGCATTACCCATACATCAAAGGGATTAAGACTCACTTGATCTCTGGAAACCATGACGAGGCCCACATGAAGAATGGCGGCACAGATGTCTGCGCGAGAATCGCGGAAAAGAGAGAGGACATCAATTATCTAGGGTCAGATGCGGCCCGGTGGGTTGTGGAGAGAAAGGGTGAAAAGGACATCAGGATAGACATGCTACACCCCGGAGGGGGGAGTAGCTACGCTCTAAGCTACAAGCCTCAAAAGATAATCGAGCAGATTGAGTCAGGCCAAAAGCCAGACATCCTGCTTATCGGGCACTTCCACAAAGCGTTTACGTTGCCAGCCTATAGAGGCGTTGCTGCGGTGCTTGCGGGATGCACTCAGAGGCAGTCGCAATTTATGATGCGAAATGGCTTAGCCGCACATACAGGGGCCCACATAATCGAGTGTAGGGCCTTTGAAGACCAAGTAATGTTCTCGTCTTGCTGGAGGGGATTCAAGCCCCCCAAGGCAGATATTCCCGTTATTAACGATGAATGACCGCTGTGCATATAGACCTTTACACAACACTGACCGCTTTAGGGGCAGCAGCCTCCGCTGTGCTGGCGATTTGGTCGCTAACAACAAGGGGGAGGTCCGCGTGGAAAGAATGGTGGATAAGAAGAAGGCAGAGGAGGCAAATGCCGCAGTTGCTTCTGTCTATAAAAGAAGAGCTTCAGAAAGTCGCGGATAGGCAGGAGTTTTTCACTGCTGAGCTGAAGACAAATGGGGGAACCTCGCTAAAAGATGAGGTAAGGCTGTTGGTTAGCGAGAGGCTGATGGAGTTGCAAGAGGCTCCATACCCGGCCTTTAGATGCACATCAAACGGGGAGGCCATCTTCGTCAACAGGGCCTATGAGACCTTGGTTGATGACGACGACTCCAAGTTGGTTGGGCTTGGCTGGCAGTCATTCATTTACGACAGCGAAGAGGGGGACACTTATTATCAAAGGTGGTTGCAAGTTGCGAAAACGGGCTCGCACTTTGCCGGAAACCTGAAATACAAAGACTCTCATGGAAATTACCGGGGAGAATGGTTTGTCCGCATTGTGCCCCTTGGCCCATATAAAGCACACAATCAGATATGGGGAGGAAGAGTGTTTCCTGAGGACGAAGTAGCAGAAGAAATAGCAAAGGAATACGGATGGGCGAGATAGAGGTGCAACTTACCGACGATCAAGCGGACGAGCTTCTTCGTGCTGCTTGCATGGAAAATGAAGACGCTTGGGTCGAGCAGTTTGGCAAGATCCTTAAAAAGGACGGGGCTGTGGAGACTCCCGTCCTTAACTATTTGCAAGAGCAGGTCTGTGACGCAATAAGATGGTGCAGAGAGAATGAATATCCATGTAGGATAATTATCCTCAAGCCACGCCAGAAAGGGTCCTCTACCGTTACCACGGCCTGTCTATACCACATGTTGCAGAGGAGGCAGTCCAACGGACTAATTATTGGTGGCGAATTTAGTCAAACGGATAACTTATGGAAAATTACCAGAAGGTATTCGGATTACGACAAGATGAAGTGGCCTCACGAAAGACCAAGGATCACAAACGAAAGAGGGGCCTTTGGTAACGGCTCCATTCTTGAAAAGGAGACGGCGCAGGACTCAGAGGCCGGAAGATCAGGAACCTTTCACTTCGTCCTTGCAACTGAAATTGGACGTTGGAGAGACACCCCGGCCAGAAACTCCGCTGAAATCCTGACCGGGGTGATGGCCTGTGTTCCCGACCTTCCAGACACAGCGGTGGTTCTTGAGTCAACCGCGCAAGGCCCGGCAGGGGTTTTCTATGACCGCTGGAATGACGCTGACGACTGGGAGCATGTCCAGACCCTTGCAAAAGGCGAGTGGAAGGGGCGGTGGATAAGGATATTTGCTCCTTGGTATGCTTTCGAGGATGCCAGAGACAACCTTACTGCTGTAGAGGTTGAGGACCTCAGGCGATCTTTAACTCCCACGGAAAGGGAGCTTTTGGCGGATTACAAGTGCGTGGACAAATCGGGTAACGAACACACTATCACGATTAGCCATATTAGCTGGAGGAGAAAGATTCTGGAAAGCGAGTGCGATGGAGATGAGACCAAGTTCGACAGGGAGTTCCCCACCACCTCGCAGCACGCCTTCAGGGCGTCTGCTAGGACGAGGTTCTCCCGTGATGGCCTCGACTGGCAAAGAACCCATGCGACCGCTCAGAAGCCAATCTACGGCATTCCTGAGCTATCCGAGAGCGGCAAGCTGGTAAACTTTAGGCAATCTTCTTTGGAGGAGGCTATTGTCCACTGTTTTGAGAGGCCCCGAGAAGGATACCATTACCTAATAAGCGCAGATTTGATGACCGGGCAGTCACAAGTTGGAGGCAAAGATCCCGATTGCCATTCGGTTTTGGTTTGGAGAAAAGGTTTTTTTGATCGTGATCGCGGGTGGATTCCGCCGTCTATGGTTGCAAGATTAAAGCCTGAGTGCAGGTGGGATATAGATGTTTTGGCAGAGTGGACATACAGGCTGGCCCACTGGTATGGGAAGTGCCTTCTAGTGTCTGAGATAAACTGCGACCGGGGGTTTGTGGAGCTTATCAGGGCCAAAGGAGACATCCCCATTTACCAAAGGGAGATATTTAACCATGTGAACCAAAAGAGGTCCAAGGCCTTTGGGTGGCACACCTCCAGTTCCACAAGATTGCAAATTGAGGAAACAATGGCCCGAAGCATCAGGGGATACGGGGAAGACGGAGGGGGTGTTCACCTCAACTGCTTACACCTCGTCTCAGAATGCGAGACGTTTTGTGTGAATGACAAGGGGAAGGCTGAGGCCTTGAGGGGGGCCCACGATGATGACGTAATGTCTGCGGGAATTGGGCTATGCGTTATCGAACAGGCTACCAGATACAGAAACAGGTATGACGACATCCCCCTGCCGCGTGACCTGAAAAAAATAGAAAATAGGCGAAAAAGAGGCATTGCCACTGGACACCTTGGAAGAAGGGGATTCTACTGAATACGTCGATTTGATCGACACACCTCAGAAACGTGTCGATATCTTCATAGGAAATCGACTTGCTGTCCACAGCCAACCCCTCGGAGAGTTGCAACTCCGGGGGGTTTTGCTATGATTAGGAACGTGCCGTGAACATCCCCAAAGGCGTAACAATTGCAGGAGTTTTCGTTAAAATCATTAGGGAGGACCTTAGAGATGAGGACCACCACCCTAAGGGGTATTTTGGCTATTACTCCCATGAGCGCAGGGTCATAGCGATTGACAAGGGGCTAACCCCTGCTGCGGCCCGGGATACAATTCGGCACGAAATGATCCACGCCGCTTTGGCCATGTCTGGTCTGGATCATCTTGAGCATTTTGAGGAGGAGGCAGTCGTGCGGTGCATGGAGGAAATCTTTTTCCCGGCCTACGAAAGGTTCTTGCGGAACCTAAACAGGAAAAAGACTTAATATTGCAACTTGCAAAATAATTAGTTAAAATCCCCATTATGGCTGACAAATTGAAAAGATTCGTAGGCGACATGAAACGCGGCCTTGACCCACGCCTCGGAGTTGAGGCTGGAAGGGCCGTTGCCAGCAGAATCAAGAGCAAGCGGGACCTTAAAAAGGCTCAGGAGAGTGCCGCAAAAGGTGAAAGAGCTAATCCTGAGCTGAACAGGAAGGCGAAGGAGAGATACGCAAAACACAAAGCGGCTAAAAAGGCCAAGGCCGATGCCGCAGAGAAGCCGCGTCCTCTTGGCCCTGCACCCTTTCCAGTAGTGAACACGGGGCCCAGAGCCAAGACTCCCACTACCAAGCCTTTGAAGCCCCAGCCGAGGTCTCAGACTAAGCCTAAAAAGCAAACAAAGGTTCCGAAGGAGATCAGGGAGCGCATGAAGCGCAAGATGGGAGCCGGATACTAGGATGCCCAATAAGGCCAAAAAGTTTGACCCGGAGGGCCCTCGATACGATTACGAGGGCGCTCGCAAGGCTGGTCTAAAACCCAACAAGGCTGGTCACTGGCCAAGTCGGGACCCCGAGTCCGGGGTGATTTTTAAGGGTGCGGGTCACAGGACATTCCACAAAACCCAAGCGGGAGAGCTTGGAGCGGGGAATGAAACCTATAAAAGCGAGGATGGGAGATATCGCACAAGGCCAATCAAATACAGGACCCTCCCTAAAAGGGAAACCCCTCCAATTCCTCCTCCGGTGGTAAACACGGGGCCTGTTGCAAAAACCCCAAAGACTAAGCCGATAAGGCCAAGGAAAAAGTAGTGGCAAAGCTAGGACAGTTTAAGCCGGGAGCAACTGCTGACTCGATCAGGCAGAGGGCATACAACTCTAGGCCTGAGCAAAAAAAGCGCAGGGCCCAGAGGAATGGAGCCAGAAGGGCAGCAGAAAGAATACATGGCAAGGCTTCCCTCCGGGGGAAAGAGGTTGATCATGTTGGGGCCAGCACGAAGGGGGGCCTTAACAACGCGAAAACGCGGATCATTTCTAGAAAGCTCAATAGGTCTCTGGGAGGGAAAAAATCTAAGTAGTTTTTAGCAGGACTGGCATTGAGAAGCCCCGGCCCCCATTCGTGGGAGTCGGGGTTTCTTTGCAAAAGTGACCCCGCCTCCGTCTGTACACGCCCAGAATTGCGCTGATTAGTTTTACGGAGACGGGGTCGGGGGAGGCTTGACTCTTGCCGAAACACGCAATCGACCCCCTGCTGTCCAAGTTGAAGCTATTTAGAATGTTGCAATTCTGCAAGCTCTACTTGGAAGAGTTCGATGATCGTTTCTTCTTCCCGAAAATGCCTGACACGTTCTGCAACTGCGAGGACTTCAAGATGTTCGGGGGAATCGTCTTCAAACATTCCGATTTGTCGAAGTCCGTCCAGATAGTGCTTTGAGGCGGCTCCCAATCCATCGTAGTCGCGGGATCGGACGGTTCTGACGGTAACGATTGCAACAGTGCGGCATACTGGCTTTGCCTTGCTTTGAACTCTTTCCCTACGCTTCGGTTTGTCTTTAGCAGGTTTAGGGTCGGCCCCACCTGCGGTATCACCACATGCGCTACCTTTTTTGCGCCAGACTCCATCAGGGCCTTTCTCAAAACCTTTGCTGTGTAAGAGGTCATACGCCTCCTCCTTGCTTCCTTTCATTTTGGGGGACCCTTCTTCTTTCCCTGTTGTAAAGAGGCACAATGGACCTGTGCCCGTGCTTTGTTTTTTGCAAATATCCCTTTTTCTCAAGGGCGGCCACAACATTGCTGGCAGAGTTTGTCCAGTGCCACCCCATGTGGTTCATAATCTCCCTGAGGGTGGGGGATTCTCCTTTGCTTATGTAGTTGTGAACAATAAAGCACAGCGCCTCGTCTTGTGTTGGGGTCAAATCCGGAAGTGTAATATTAACCTCGTTGTCTGGAAGGTTCTCCACCACATATTGGGCAAGCAGCTTGTCACAACTTGCAATCGTTTTTTCCGCCGATGACCTTTGCTCCAACACAAAACGAACTGCCGGGTTGTTCATGTATGAATCTGGTATATTCGGGCAAGTCTTCATGTTGTTACAAGTGGGGACTCTGAGAAAGACGTAGTGTCGTTTGCAAACGAAAGGCTCACTTCTCCGCAAGCCCCGCTTCGGTTCTTGGCAACAATAGCACAGGCCTCGCTTGCGTTTTTGCTCATATCCCTATGAAGCAGTATTACGCAATCAGCATCCTGCTCCAAGTCTCCAGATTCCTTTAGGCTCTCAAGATTTGGTTTGGGTATTTCCGTTGCTCCGCTGGAGCTATTGTATGCGTTCCCGGTTCTTCGGAGCTGGGCAAGAGCAACTACCGGGACGCCTAGCTCCTTGGAAAGGGCTTTAAGGGCTCCGCTAACCTCCCCAACCTCTTCGCGTTTAGACATTTTGCTCTTAGGCTCTACCCCTTTGATTAGTTGGATGTAGTCAACAATGATGCAGCCAACCCCGTCTTTTGACACCGCTTTTCGGGCTCGGGACCTTAATAGATCAATATTTATCCTGTCTGTGTCGTCAATCCATACAGGCCAATCCTTCATTGTGGCAATCCCTTGTCTCAGGTCATTTAGCTCAGACTTCAAAAGGGCACCGCTTAGGGATTTGGTGGGGTTTACGCCTGACAAAGTTGCAAGAAGACGTTGTTTAAGCTGCAAGTCTGACATCTCACAGGAAAAGAAAATGGACCCGACTCCTTGTCTCGCCAAGTTGACCACCATGTCCCCGGCTAGGGCGGTTTTGCCAACGCTTGGCCGGGCCCCCAGCAGGTATAGCTTGGACGCCTGAAGCCCGTCTATAAGGCCCTCCAGCTTGTGGAAGCCAAATGGAACGCCTTTGATTTGGTTGGGGTTTTGAGCCCTCCACGCGATATCCTCAACCAGCTCGCTTAGCTCACCGATGTGGCTAACTCCTCCGGAAAGCGACCTTCCTTGGAGAATGGCCCGAGATCGGCTTGTAGCGGCCTCTAGGGCCTCTATAGGTTCAAGGGCGGGTGAGCCCCCCTCCGTGGCATCTGAGAAGGCCTGTGAGGCCGCTGTGGCCACCTCCCTTCTGGCGGCGACCTCCCTTAGAGCCACGACTAACTTTCGAGAGCTTACTGGCGGGGTTATTGGGGCCAGCTTGCCAAACAGGTCCCTTTCTCGATCCGAACAGCCGTGGACCCGCAGGGCCTCGTCCGTCAAAGGCTCCCCTTGAGACGCTAGATCATACAGGGCCTCAGCAAGGCCTTTTCTTTCAGCCGTTAAGGAGTCTATGACATCGTGATCTTCAGCAAGTATTTTGGGGTTGTTGCAAACGTGGCTAATAAACCCCTCCTCGCTTTGCAGGTCATAAAGAGTTTCTCTGGTTTTTTGCGCTTTGCTCATGGTGCTTCTTTTTGTTGCTTGCTGATTCTGTCCCGGGCCGACTGGGTGAGCCCGTCTCCTGTCGGAACCTTGCCCAGTGGGTCCGGGGGCAGCTTCTCCCTCCTAACCAGCTCCGACTCGATGTTGTAAATCCACGTTGCAACATCTTTGGCTGGGATGTTGTTCTCTTTGTAGAAGCTCTGAACCATCCCTGACGTATATGCCGCATGTCGTATTCTGTAATAAGCAATCAGGCGCTCTTGCAGGGCGGCAACGCCTTCGTTTCTTATTCTCTCTACGCCGAAATGCTCCTGTAGCTCTTTCATACAGGAGACAAACTTCTCCCTAGTCCAAGAATCTGGACTTTCCGAAACCGCAACAAGCATTGCGTCCCGGGCGTTGTTGAATTGCAACTTCTTACCCGCGTCTTCGGGCTGGGCAAAAAGAGCGGCCTCAGACAAATATGTGGGAGGTATGGGCAACTGCCTGATGGGGGCGGGAATCTTTTGAACAACTATGGGCCACTTGGCCAATGTCTTCATGCTCCACTTGACCCCGTTCTCTCTTTTGAGAAGCCCAAGCTCCTCAATCGCCTCCTCAATGGACAGGTCCCTTGTGTCCCGGGCCATGTAGTCCAAGATGATCTCCCCTATCCACAAAAGGATTTCCTTGTTCTGCCTGTGCTGGGCCTCATAAAGCCAAGCTAGGTTGTCGCAAACATTTTTGAGATCCGATTTTGCAATGTTGGCCCCAAGCTCTAGCTGACCAGTGCTTTCGTCTACAGCAGCTTTCGTTGATGCCTTAGAAACGTAGTCGTTCATTTGGCAAAAGAACTGTTGCAACCACTCGGGTCGATTACTTGACAGGGTGGATTTCAGCCGGGCAACAGAGTGCGTTGAGCGGAGGTCTATAACGCTATCATCCGAATCGGCATCCCGGTTCATGTAAAACTTCCCCTTCTCAAGGTCGAGGGCCAGAGGTTGGTCGTCTGGCGCGTTAGAGAGTTTGAAATATGTGTCCATTGTTTTCTTCGGGCTCCCCGGTGGCAGCAGAGGGATTGCCGCCACCGGGGTTACCATTGTCTGTTGCTATTTATCCGTTGCGTCCCACCTGCTCGTTTACTTGCTCCCTCCAATACAGGGGGGCCCCAACGAAGAATTTCTCCACACAGGCTCCCATCTTCTCCTTGTGGTCATCATAAACCGCATTCACAGCATCATCGTCTGCGTTGGCGCTAGACCTCAGCTCATCGTAAGCCGTGTCCCATAGGCCCCTTTCGTCCATAAGGCGATCAAGGTCCGCAAGAACCTCTTGGGCTTTGGGGCTCAGGCTTTCATCCTCTTCCAGCTTGGCGTGACCTTTCATGCAACGCTGGATAAGGGTTGCGTCATCCATTTCTGGAGACTCCTTTTTCTCCTCAGGAGGGGCCTTTGGCTTCTCGGCCTCCCTTATGGTGTAAAGTTCCAGTTTTGCATGCAGAAACAGATTTGTTGCAATAACCCTGTGGTTTTCCGGGGTCCGTAGCTCGGGTCTTTCTTTCAGCAACTCATCTGCCCTGTCTAAGCAGATAGCAAACCCTCTGGCCGCAAGATCAATGCTGTCATCAAACGAGGTGCGGGTGCGCCCGGGGTTGGCCGGGGGATGGCTGGCTGCCTTAATTGCAACAGGCTTATCCTCCTCGCTGTTCGTCGCCCTCACCCCGGGATCTCCCCCCGGAGGGAGGACGCGCATGGTCGCCTCAGGATAGACCTTTACCACTATAGTGGGGTATTGGCTCCCCTCTTTCTGCCACCTGTTCACCACAAGGCCGCGCTTCTCTCCCTTGTCGTTTGTCCCTGCGGTAAGCACAAGATCCTGACCCTCGATTGAGTCCAGAATGTGCATGGGGGCCTTCATCAGGGTCACCATCAGCTTGGTGCCGTCTCCGTCACTCAGCAAAATGGACTGCCTGTGCTGCTGCCACTTGAGGTCGTTGTCGGTTTGATCGACGGGTGGATACTGCTTTTCGACGGTCCCCCTAAGGGAGTCAATGGCAGTCTTGTCTGTGCTTTCTTTGATGTCTGCTAGGTTCATGCTTCTGGCTTGTTGGTGGTTTCTGTGAGTGGGTCGTAGTTTTTCATCCAAGTCCAAACCTTGTGGAGGCAGGTAAACGCTTCCCACGCCTTGTCCACATCATCCTTGTGATGGATAACAAGCTCGGAGGACCACACCCCGCCTTCCCCCGCGTTGGGAGAGGTGTTGAGTAACAGGTTTGCAACGGGGACCTTGGAGGTGTTCCAGTTGTCCATATCCAAACCAACTGTCTGGGGAATCGCGTTAAGGTATGCGGCGAGTTGCAACAGGTCCGTTTCGTAGATCGGGGCCTTTTTCGCCTCGGACCCACGGGACTTAATATCAACCACGGCGAGCTGGTGCTTGCCTTCAGTGTATCCATATCCGGCTGCGTTGAGCATCTCTTGCACTCTCTCAACTCCGGTGTCCAGCCACACCAAGGCATCACAAGTCCCTGCGAAGCCCATGTTGTGAGCGACATAAAACTCCGAAAACTCCTTATCTGTCTTCCTTTTTGCCGGGGTGAGGCCGTTGATCACGTTGACCATGGGCTCACAGATGGAGAGAAGGTTCCTGCCCTCAACAACCTCAAAGGCTAAAGACCCGGGGTCTTCCCCCGTCAGTATCTTGGCGGCGTATTCGTGAATACTGGAACCAAGGCGAGCAGCAGAACTTGCGTGTTCCTTTGAGTCGCCCACGATCCTGCGAGCAAACTCGTCTTCGCTTTCCCCATCAATGCGGGGCAAGGTCAAAGATGCGAGAATGGCCTGATTGATCTTGTAGGCCTCAAGGAACTCCTTGTGCAGTATGGACAGGACGTTAGTGACGGAAGGGAAGGCTCCGACCTTTCTGGCATCCCTGAGGGTGGTTTTTCTCGTCTCTCCGTTTGCCCCTCTCTTCCCGGCATATGGCACGGTGTGGAAGGACGTTACCTTTTTTTCGCCCACCTTATACCAGTGGCTAGCACTGTTGGGCCTTACTATATTTGCTGTTGAACTCATGTTGTGTGTGGTTTGCTTGGTTTATGTTTTACCTTGAGGGAGTCAAGTTCCCGCAAAGCGTATCGTGAAAATTTATCCCCCCACTTGCATAGGCAGTCCCCTATGTCCATCCCTTCCGGAACGCGGGACCCTACGCCTTCGTGAACGGTGGAGCCAGATGCGTGTGTTGCAACATGCTCTTGCAATTTGACCGTGGCCTTCCGCCCGGCTTCGTCGTTATCCATCCAGACCCCAAGGTCTTTGTAGCTACAGCAGAAGTGAACTATTTTGGGGTTGGGAAGAATCCCGGCCCCCGTCACACCCAAGGCAGGTATGCCGAGCTGCAACAGGGCGAGGGTGTCCGACTCTCCCTCTGTAATAATTGCGGCGCAATGTGAGCCGTGCATTATTAGTTGCTCTCCGAATAAATGCTCTTGGGCTTTCCCGTGCCACCAGACTGTTTTTCTGGATGAGTCTGCCGCCAGCCGCAGCTTGCAACCCTTTCCGAAGTGACTGTTTTCAAACATCCACGCGATTGCTGGCTCCCTTAGGGCCTTGTCCTTTAAGACTCCAATCACTCCCGCCTCAATCATAGAGGCCGCAAATGACTCGCTCAGGCTTTTTCGCCTTAGAAAATCCCTCAGGATTCCCCCCTCTCTCCGGAGGGAGAGCTTGGCCTCCTCTCTCATCTCCTCTGCTCGATCATCCGTGTATTCCCCCAGAGACTCCTTCATCCTTGAGGGAGCTTCCTCCCGGGAGGGTATGCGGGATCGTGGGGCTGGGGGGACGGACAAATGCGGGGGGAGGTCTGATGGTGCGAGTCCCGCCAGTTTCCCGCATCCGACTATGGCCTCATGCGTGTTGCAACCAGCAAGCGTCTGGTAAAGACCAATCACATCAAAGCTATCATCCGTGCTGTGATCCTTGGCCATGGCTCCATCGGCAAAGATGGAGAAGCTGGGGTGGCGCTCGTCCCTAAGGGGGGATTTGATTGCTTTGCAAGTTTCCGGGCAGTCGTGCCCAAAGTGGTGCAAGACGTTCCAGATTTTAACGCGGTCCTTGATGTCCGCTATGTCGTAGTGGCTTGGCGGGTTCATCTCAGTTCCAACAAATTCCGGTTAAGTCATCGTGGTCAGCAAGTTCAAGTTTGGAGTCTTCCGCTTTCCCTTTGTGTTTAGCGTATAGGGGAAGAGTGTATTTAGCGATGGTGGCCCCTCCGGGCGTAGTCCAAGGCTCGGATTTGATATCCCAGCCGTCTTTCTTTAGGTCGCTAATCCTTGCCGCCAATCGAAAGCACCCAAAATTGTTCAGGGCGTCAATTGCGGTTATGCTGTTACCGTTTTGCAGGTGGTTTAAGATTTTTTGTGCCTGTGTCATGTTCTGTTCCTTCCTTTGATTAGGAGTTGTTTTTGTTCTGCCTCTTTTGGG